AGCGCGGCGGACATATTCGACGGCAGCGCCTCGGCGGAAAACTACGAAATATACAGACCTGTTCTTTTTCAGCAGATAGCCGCAGGATCCTTTCTTCCAATAAAGGTAAACAGAATATACTCGACACTTACTTCAGCAGACGACATAATCGCACTTTACTAAAATGGCTGAGCTAGCGAATGAGATGGGCGTTATGTACACGCCTCAAATGACCAATGCCGACAAGGTGTTAGGTGCGTTCAGCCTATTGGCGGATCACGACAAGCTATTCGCGGACACTACACTATTCACAGCAGACCAAACAGAAATGTAACATGGCTAAACAGACTATAAACATAGGAACTACCGCTAACGACGGAACTGGAAGCTCCCTGAGAGGAGCTTTCGACATATGCAACGACAACTTCACGGAAATATACGACGCGGCGACCCCTAGCGGCGCAAACATAACTTTTGCAGGTAATGCAAGCCTAGCAGATGGTGGTAGAGCAAGATTTGGTGCAGGTGGTGATTTTGCGATATACCATAATGGAACTGACACTTTTTTAGATAATTCAACAGGTGATTTAAAAATTAGACAATTTTCAGATGATAAAGACATCATTTTTCAAAGTGATAATGGTAGTGGTGGAGTACAAACTTACTTCTCTTTAGATGGAAGTGTTGAACAGGTTATATTCGAAAAATCACTAAAAATTACTGACAATGACAAAATTTTAGTAGGGACAGGCGAAGACCTAGAAATTTATCACGATGGCAGCAATTCTTTTATAGAAAATAGTACAGGAATATTAAACATATCACAAAAATTAGATGATGGTGTAATAAAATTAAATTGCGATGATGGAAGTGGTGGTACTACAAGATATATACAAATTGATGGTAGTGTTGAAAAAACATTTTTCTTTAAAAATGCAAGACACGAGGATAATGTAAAAGCAGAGTTTGGTAGTTCAGGAGACCTAGAAATATATCACGATGGTAGTAATGCGATTATTGATAACGATACAGGAGATATAATTTTAAGATGTGATAGTGATGACATAAAAATATTAGCAGAAGATGATATTTTATTAAGAGATAATGATGACAGTACGAATTTTATACATTGTATCAATGGTGGTGCTGTAAAATTATACCATAATGGAAGCGAAAAGTTTGAAACCACAAGTACAGGTGCAACTGTTACAGGAGTAATAGCAGTAAATTCAGGAACTACTTATACTGCTGCTACATTTACAAGTTCTGATGCTTCTGTCGCAGTGGATTTTGTAGCAAGTGATAACTCAATGCAAATTGCAACATCAAGCACAGATGGTATTTTAAAAAATAATGGTGGTGGCTCTTTGAGATTTTTTAATAATGGAAGTGAAAGAGTACGAGTTGACGGTTCAGGTAACGTAGGCATAGGCTTAACAAGTCCTGATACAATTTTAAACGTAAAATCTTCTGGTTCAAACGAAGATGAAATATCATTAACACATTCAGGTAATACTGTAAAAATAGCATCTTTAGGTCAAGAATCAGGACACGGAAGCCTAAGATTAAGAACTAATGGTGGTGTTTCAACAGTAACTGTATCCACAGATGGGACTGACAGTACGATAAAAAATGCCACAGGTGATTTAATTATAGAGAACACAGTTGACGACAAAGACGTAGTATTAAAGTCTGATGATGGATCGGGCGGTACAACCGAATACTTTAGGTTAGATGGTGGCAATACAAATATGGTTGCATCTAAAACTATTTTGTATTCCGATAGCGTTAAAGCGAGTTTTGGTAATTCAGAGGATTTAAGAATACAGCATAATGGTACAGATACATTTATACAAAACTTTACGGGCGACCTACAAATACAACAACAAGCAGATGATAAAGACATTCTATTTAGAGGCGATAACGGCTCTGGCGGAATACAAACTTACTTTAGGCTTAATGGTGATAATACAGATGTAATTTTCGATGCTCATATCGAGCTTGAGGATAATGTTGAATTAAGAATCGGTAGCAGCGGTGCGGATTTAAGAATGTTGCATAGCGGTACAGATTCATTTGTTCAAAATTTTACAGGAGATTTACAGATACAACAACAAGCAGATGATAAAGATATATTATTTAGATGTGACGATGGCAGCGGGTCTATCGCCACATATTTCTTTTTAGATGGCAGCGAGGTAAATACTAGATTTCCCAAAGATGCACAATTCAGCGATAATGTAAAGGCAAAATTTGGAGATTCAGGAGACCTAGAAATCTTCCACGATGGGTCTCACAGTAGAATTAAAGATGCAGGCACAGGTCATTTAACTATGAACGCTACTGATTTTGTTGTAAACAATTCTGCTGATAGTGCGAATATGATAATTGCTACTGATGGCGGAAGTGTTGATTTATATCATTCAGGAAGCAAAAAATTTGAGACATCAAGTACAGGTGCCACTGTTACAGGTGCTTTAAATATCACTGGCGCTTTAAGCAAAGGCTCGGGGTCGTTTAAAATAGATCATCCTGTAAAACCAGATACACATTATCTATATCATTCATTTGTGGAATCTCCACTTACAGATTTGATATATAGAGGTAAATCAAAACTTGTAAAAGGAAAGGCAACGGTTAACATTGATAAACACTTCGGTATGACAGATGGAACATTTGCGGCTCTTGTAGATGATAAGCAGGTTTTTACCACAAACGAAGACGGTTGGGATGCGGTCAAAGGCAAGATAGAGGGCAATGAGTTACATATAGAGTGCCAAAACGAAAGCTTTGACGGATACGTATCGTGGCTTGTTATAGGAGACAGAAAAGATAAGCACATAATGAATGCGGATTGGACAGATGAAAAAGGTAAACCGATATTGGAAACAGAAAAATAAAATAAACCAGAATGGAAAACAGCGACATAAGATATAAGTGGATCATAAAAAGCCTTGACGCGAAAATAAGCGAAAGCGGAAAGAAAAACGTGGTATATAAAGTAAATTGGAAATATACCGCAAGAAAAGGCGATTATGCGGTGAGTAAGGAAGGCTCATCACTTTTGGAATATAATCCTGATTCGTTTATAGAATACGAATTACTGAAAAAATCGGACGTCGTTGGGTGGCTGGAGGAAGAGAATGACGTCGCGCAAATGCAGAAAGGCCTTTCCGATAGAATCGCATCTGAGGAAACTCCTGAGAAGATTAAGCTAATACCCGAATGGTACTAAGGTAAGAACGGGAAAAAGCGGGTAAATATAATATTTGTAAATAACGATAAATAAACACGAAAGCATGGCATATACCGACGAACAAGCGAAAAAAGACATATTCGCGGCAATGGACTCTGTATCTATAGTGGAAAAGATAAAAGCCATAGATGAGAGCAAGCGCACGGAAGATGAGAATAACGAACTGTTCAGAAACGAAAGACACATAAAAATAAAGATGGGTTTGCGTAAGTTCGTTGAAAATCTAACTCAGGCGCAAAATAAGAAAATTACGGATTTAAACTTGGATTAATGAAAAAGATAAAAAATTTCTTCAGTAATCTTTGGAAAAACATCTGGAGCAAAACAACTGTGGACGAAAAAGCCATAGAGACCGCAAAAGAGATAAAAAGAAGATTCAACCTTACGTCACAAGAGCTAAAGGACGTGGCAAAGGCAATAAAGGAGGTCGGAAACCAAATAGGCGACATAGACGACGCATTGAAGGGCAAGGCCAGAAAAGGCAGAAAGAATGTCAAAAAATAAAAAGAAATTTTCGGAAACCAAGGTCGGCCAGTTCTTATCGAAGGCCGCGCCTGGTATTCTAGGAACGGTCGGTAACGTGCTACCAGACCAGGGCGTATTAGGGTTGGTAAAGAATCTAATACATAAAGAGCCCACATTACCTCAAGAAGACAGGGAAAAGGCATTGATGCTTCTCGAACAGGACATGGTCGAAATGCAGGAGGTGTCGAAAAGATGGGACTCGGACATGAAGTCCGATTCGTGGCTAAGCAAGAACACTAGACCAATGAGTCTCATATTCCTTACCATATCTATGGTGCTTCTGATACTGCTTGACAGCTTTGATTGGAGCTTCAGTGTTTCTGCCGGATGGGTGGATTTACTGCAGACTCTTCTCGTTACCGTATACGTGGCCTATTTCGGTTCACGTGGGGCTGAAAAGTTTCAATCAATTAAAAATAAATAATATGCTAAAAGACAAAGAATTAAGAGGGTATATAGGCGCAGCTACGGTTTTTCTACTTGTAATGGCGCTATTGCTTTTCTTGGCGTTTTTCGAAATACCTGACACAAACAACGATATATTCAAGGTTATTGTAGGTATGCTGGTAGGCTCACTATCGGTTGTAATATACACGTTTATAGGCAAAAACCCAGAAGAGGTAGAGGCGCTTAAGGCCAAGAACGAGGCATTAGAGGATAAAGTGTCCAGTATGGTTGTCGAAAAAGACAAGCTTGAGGCGCTATTGAGAGATCTCCAGGCGGAAGTTATAGAAAAACTATCTATAACCGGAGAAAAATTCGAATTCAAAAGAACCAAATAACCGCAAAATTTAAAACCATAAAATCAAATATAATAAAATCATGAGTAAACAAAACAAAATATCTAAAGAGCATCTTAAAAGATTGCAGTCTGAACAACAGGCAAAGGCCACGCTTATAAGAGACATAGGTGTGGTAGAGGCGCAAAAGCACGAGTTGCTTCATACGTTAAACAACGTTATGGCTAAGATAAAGGAAACCACTGGTGAGCTTGAGAAGGAATACGGAAAAGTTAACGTAAACCTTGAAGACGGATCCTATGAGGCAATTGAAGAGGAAAAACCAAAAGATAAAGAGTAAATAATAATTCCTATGGCTAAACTTATAAGAAAGATAAGCATAGGGACAGACTATAAAAACGAAGCGATGCACTATTCCGTAGGCCAGCAGGTTTACGGGGGGCATTGTATATCGGATATATTGTATGACGAAAAAGACAACTCGTACAACATATACATTGAAAAAGACAAAGAGATTCTGCCATGGAAGAAATTCAATTCAAATATGGCCATTTCAATCGAATACAATCTTGAATATTAATGCAAAGTTTATTTAACTTTATAGTAACGCCGAAAAAAAACAGATACGAAAACGAGATAGAGGTAAACGGCAAGCAGCTTATAGTCAACACCACTATGGACGATCACCGTTACGTAAGCAGGATAGGCATTGTCGAATCAGTGCCAAAAGTTAATCCAGGTGAAATAATGAAGGGAGACGAGGTGATAGTTCACCATAACGTATTCAGAAGATTTCACGACGTAAGAGGAAACGAGAAAAACAGCTCTTCGTACTTTACCGAAGATATGTACTTCTGCTACCACGACCAGATATTTCTTTACAAGAGAGAAGGAAAGTGGAAAGCGCCTTTCGACTTCTGTTTCGTAAAACCTATAGCCAAAAAAGAAAAACGGCTTGTAACGCACGAAAAAGAGCGATCTAATATAGGTATAATAAAATACGGCAATAGTTCCTTAAATGCTTTTAAAATAAACGAGGGAGACCTTATAGGCTTCACTCCAGACAGCGAGTACGAGTTTCTTGTCGAAAATGAGAGAATGTACCGAATGAAAACAAAAGACATTGCTATAAAATATGAATACGAAGGAAACGAAGTTGAATATAATCCAAGCTGGGCAGGTAGCGGTAGATGAGTTGATAAAGGTAGCTAAAGAACCTATAGTAGACTCAGAGGACGATATATCAGCAGATAGGCTTAAGAACGCGGCTGCAACAAAGAAGCTGGCTATATTTGACGCATTCGAAATACTCAGGAGAATAGAGGAGGAAAAAGAAATAATAGAAGGTGGCAAGTCATCGAACGAAAAGGAAAAAGCGTTCAAGGGGTTTGCCGAAGGAAGATCCAAGTAATGTATCAGCAAGACCTAGTAAAAATACTCGACAATCACGTAAAGCCAAAAGTCATATCGACAAAAAACAGATACGGCAAATGGGAGTACGGATATAACGAGGAATACGATATGGTTGTCATAAGCAAGACCGGAAAAATAGGCGATATATACGAGATACAAAATCTTAGGATAGCATTACCGAAAGCTGAAAACGTGTATTCCAGGTCTAAGAAGACAGAGGAGCAGTATTGGCAAAAGCTGAATATAGACAAAAATCTTGGAAGAATAAAAACCATATTCGAATGGGAAAAGTACCCTTCGGACTTTAAAGACACATGGTATGATTATATCGACGAAGAATTCAACAGAAGAGAAAACGGCTTTTGGTTCCGTAATAAGGGTATTGACACTTACCTTACTGGTTCTCATTATATGTACCTGCAGTGGGCCAAGATTGATGTTGGCAACCCTCAGTTCAGAGAATCAAACAGATTATTCTACATATTCTGGGAAGCCTGTAAGGCAGACGAAAGGTGTTATGGAATGTGCTATCTTAAAAATAGAAGATCCGGCTTTTCCTTTATGGCTTCGTCAGAGACTGTCAACCTCGCTACAATTTCATCAGATTCACGATACGGCATACTGTCCAAATCTGGGGCCGATGCTAAGAAAATGTTCACAGATAAGGTCGTACCAATATCGGTCAATTATCCGTTCTTTTTCAAACCGATACAGGATGGTATGGATAGACCCAAGACAGAACTGGCATACAGAGTTCCAGCGTCCAAGTTTACGAGGAAAAAGCTACTCTCGGACGAGAGGCCCGAGGAACTCACTGGACTCGATACGACGATAGATTGGAAGAATACTGGCGACAACAGCTATGATGGCGAAAAGCTAAAGCTGCTGGTTCACGACGAAAGCGGTAAG